TGCATCTCATTCTCAAGACCAGAACTAGGCTCCTGAAAGAGAAGCCGCAATCCTTATAAACGGCCAAGCCTATCCTTTAGGTATGACCACAATCCTTAGTGTGAGCAAATCGGCTCTTGCTCTAATCATTGCGGTGGTAAGTGCGGGGTCTGCCCTTATTGCGGCTGTGCTCCCTGAGTTCATCAGTGACCCAATCACAGAAGGCGCGATTGCCGTCTTTGTGGCGGCTGTCTTAGGAGCAGTAGTCGTGTATCTTACTACGCAAGAACAAGTCGCTCCGTCACCTTAGATTACCTTCTCTGCCAAGGCTCATCATTGGGTGCAGTTCCCCAGACTCTTTGCTGATAGGTCTGTAGACCGTAAGGATTTTTCTGGCTTTCTAGGAACTTCCTGTATTCTTCCTTGCCTACGATAATGGGGTTCCAAGTGACGGCCCCACAGTAGACACAGTTTATCGCTCCTTCTTGGAATCCATAGACACCGTATCTGTAGACTCCGTGACAAACTAGGCACTTGACGTAGACATACTTCTCCCATTCTACCCTATTCAGTTCCTCATAGAAGTTAGACGTTCTGATTTTCACCTATCTTTAGTTTCTCCATAAGAGTATTCAGGTCTTCTGGTTTCAAGGCTTGAATTTGGCTCTCGTCCATTCCATAGGCTCTGTTGAGAGTGAATAGAATCGCTTCATAGTTGTGGCCATGCGCCATCAGGTCTCTGATTCTCATGTAGTCGAGCCAACTAATCTTGGCTCCCTTTCTATAGATTCTGTTCTCGTAGCGGTCTAAGCCCCACGCGACTATAATACCGAATATCAGCATCATTCCACCAAGCACCCATTGACCTAGATAGAAGAGAGGGAGCGCACTGCCTATTTCCCATGCAATCCAGCCGATTGTTACAACATCATTTGGTCTGAGTTTCATTGTTTTCACTTGGATTGGAAAAGTTCATCATCCCATGATAGGCAAGCAGACACTTCATCCAGAAAGCGGGAAGCACCAGACCCCTGTAAATGAACTGTGTTGGAACGGAAAGGTCGTCATCAGCATCCATTATACCCGTCTCCTTGAATCTGGCCTTCTCTTTCTCAGTTAGCCCTGTCTTGTCTGCGCCATATTGAACCAGTCTATTGGCAAGGTCTCTGTCTTTCTCGTCAAGTCCATACTCTGTTGAGAACAGGTTTCGCATGACTTCCATGACTTGTGTTTCATGAGGGATACCCTCTTCTTGGCTCATGCGTGAAGTAGACGCGGCTTGGTATTTAAGCATTCTAGCGCGATATGGCCATCGTCTGCTTCTCAGCGATGACCTTATCAATCGTTGAGAAGAGATGGTCAAGGGCATCTAGAGTGGACTGGTCTTTGAACAAGTCCTTCAGGTCATCAGCAATATCCTTGTCATTCTCGCCTACAGGTTCCACATCCACCAGTTGTGCGGTCTCTGTAATCCACCGTCTTGTGTTTCCAACCATCACTTTAGCGTTCTCAAGGGCTTTGATGGCCTCTTCAGGGGTGGCGTTTTGCCATTGGCTGAACTTGCTTACGGTTGCCATAGCATCTTCCCAATGGCCCATGTTCATCTTGAACTGCTCTGCCCATTCGTCCCATCTTCCCTCTTCCTCATCCATGAGTGCTTTTGGGGTGTGCTGATAGTCGGGAGACCATTTGTCTGGATGCTGGCCTTCAAGGTCTATCAGACGAGAGGACGCAGAATTGTCCAACTCCTCTAAGGCCGTGTCGAGATTGCCTATCTGCCATTGGAGATACTCAATCTCGCTTTCAATCTCTCTTTCATCTCCTGATTCTTCGCCTCTTTTACTGTAATTCTTCCAGCATTGTTCACAGTCTTGGGCAGGGACTCCTGTATCGGCTTGAGAGCACCCACCCTTCCAATTAGGGCATCTATATTGTGTGTGGGCCTCATCTACAGGAACCTTCTCTGTTCCGCATTCGGAACAGGGATGACCGTGTGCCTCTTTCTTTGGATAGAGTCCTTCCATGCTCTTGCGCGTATCGTAGTCGAAGATAAGGGATTTGCAACCGCATCCACAATCACCAAAGCAATGGTCTCCTCTTTTGCAATTAGAGCATCTACCTTTATAGACTTCTGATGGTGCTGACTCACCTTTCGCTCCCAATATGTCTGCTTCTCTCTCTTCATCAGTGTGTTCCTCACCCGTCTTGCCATGCTCTGTGCAATACTCACCAGAGGCAGGGGATGTCATCTGTCGGAGTTCTGACGTTCTCGACTCGGTGTCGGGAGACAGTTTGCCATCGCCAGTCTGCACCAAGTCTAGAAGCCTATACATGGTGGTAGCGATGTCTCTGGATACCATGTCTTTTGGAAGTTCAACGGCCTCTTCTATTCCATCCATCCTTTTCACAAGTGCTTTCGCTGTTCCGGGCTGAACTTCCCAATTTGAAGCCATGCTGAGAAGTTGGGAATCAGTGTTCTCGATTGCTTCTGTCACATTTCCGGGGTCTCCATACAGACCGAAGCGGAACACCCAAGAGGAGCCGGGGTGCTTCTTGGACTTCTCTACATTGGCTGTAGCAGAGGGGTCGTATTTGTGAAGTATGTCAAGGAAGATGTCTACATTCTTCTTCTGTTCCATCTCGTCTTTGCCTAACCATTCCGTGAAGAGGCGGTATTCCCATCCGTCCAAGGCAACGTCTATGGTATCATAAGGAGCAGGTGAGGTCGGCTGTGTGGCAGGTTCCTCAGTTGGTTCCTCATCTGGCACTATAAGCCCCTCAGTTGGCTTTTCGATGTCCCTACCTGCGGCAGACATAGGGTCTTCTGGTTCCGACTCTGGGGCTTTAGGCTTGAAGAGGTCTGGTAGCCATTGGTCTTCTGCCATATCAAGTTAATAAGCGTATCGCTCCTATTTAAGCCCATCTAGACAAAGGAAATCATGTCCTCTACACGCTCTGGCATGGCGGCAGACTTCTGGATTTGGAAGCCAATCATCGCATTCACGAAGGCTATGAGGCAGTCGTCTGTGGCATCGGAACTGTGAATCCAAATCTTCTTTCCAGTAGACTGGCTCGTTTCAGGGTATTCAGCCAGAAAGTCCTTGATAATCCAGTCCTTTGTCATCTTGTCTGTCTCATTGTAGAGTCTGAACCTATCCGGTTTGGTGACGTAATCCATAGCCGTGTCTATAGCCCACGTTCTGTTGACCTTGGCTATCTGACCGAAGGCTGTCTGTTCCACTACGAGAGGCTTGCCTAACTTCCCACTGCCCAACTCTACTTGCATTACGCGGCTTCCAAACTGTTTGTAGAGTTCCTGATTTTGGACGAATCCAGTGCCGTAGTCAAACACATTGATAACGGTAGGGAAAGTGGTGAGAAGTTGTGCGACTCTGGCAATCTGCTTGGTTATGTCTGGATTCTGCACCTTCTCAATGTAGAGAGTGTCTATCGTGTAGATGTCTGGCAACTCTAGAAGTCGGGGTCGAATTAGGTAGAAGACCGTGTTAGATTTGGAGATGCCCCAATCTACGCCTGAAATCAGAAGGTCGCCCTTCCCGAACTGCCCTTTCATCAGGGCTGGACTGAAGAGGGAACTCATGTATCCGTAATCGGTTGGTCTTCCGAGACCCGCGTAGAACAATCCCAGACACTCGTTCCAGAACTCTTGCGTTGGCTTGTGTGCTCTCCTATACTCGAACTCTTCTGGGGTAAGCCACAGTCCTACTGCCATCTCCTGACTGATGTGATAGCCTTGCCACATCCCATCCGATTTGGGATTGGTCACTTCCCATATCTGTTTCTCCTTATTCCACTCCTTCTTTGTGCTTTCGTCCCACTTGCTAGAGAAGTTGGTTCCTGTGAGGTAGGGAGTTCCTATTACCCAAAGCCTCTTGAGCGAACTGTGAGCCAGACCCTCTTCAGCGATGGGGATAGCGTTGGCCCTGTAGTCTTGGAACTCGTCAAGAATGATGCCATCAGCGTCAATGCTTCTGAGGGTCTTGGTGTCTTCGTAGGCCGTCATGAAGTAGACTTCGGACTTCGCATACTGCACCCTTCTAACGGCTTCGTCTCGCACAAGGGCTTGGAGCGTAGGGCTTCGAGAGAGTTGCTTCTGATAGCGGTCATGGCTGAAGACATCTGCTTTGTCACCTGACGAAGAGGCGTAGATATACTTTCCCGGCCACTTTGCGGCCCAATAGAAGAGCATATTCA